TAGGTACGCACGGCGGGCATTTCAGATCCCCGCCTCGGTAAGCTCCGCTTCGGAGTAGTCGAAGTACCGCGCGACCGTCTCGCGCGCGACCTTCGCGTCGAGCGGCGATTCGAGCTTGCGCAACACCGCGGCGTCCGCGGCGCGCAGCGCGTCGTTCTCGTACGCGACGATGAGCTTCGCCCACTGAATGCAGCGACGCGTCGAGAAATCGGTCTTGAACGTGCCGTCCTTACGAAGCGCGTCCGCGGTGCGGACCAGCGCTTCCAACATCTCCGGCTCGATCTCCGGCACGTGAGCGCGGATGCGCATAGCCTCTTCCTCCTTCGACGGGTAGGACACCGAGAGCACCATCCCGAAGCGGTCCACGAAGGCCGCATTCATGGGGTTCGTGCCCGAGTGACGAGCGCGCGCCGAAGCGCGGAAGCCGATCGTGTTCCCCGTGGCGAAGATACGGAAGCGCGGGTCGGCGACGACCGTCTCGCCCGTCTCGGGGATGTGCAGCGCGCGCCCGTCTTCGAGCACCGACTGCAAGACGAAGAGGACGCTCGGCAACGCCGCGTCCACTTCGTCGAGCAGCACCCACCAGCCCTCGCGCATCGCCGTCGCGAGCGCGCCGGGAGAGAACGCGAGGCTCAGCACGCCGTCCTGCGCGACGGGCTTCATCATGCCCCGCAGGTTCGAGACTCGCGTCTCGCCGTCGCAGTTGAACCGGATGAGCGGCGTGTTCGTCTCGCTCGCGACCGCGGCGATCACCGAGGTCTTGCCGCAGCCCGTCGGGCCGGTGAGCAGCACGTTGAGGTGCAGATCAACGCCGACCTTGAGGTCGGCCGTGATCCGCGGGTTGAAGATCCACGGCTTGCGGGCCGGGACGTACTCGTGTGCGGGACCGGGGCGCACGGGCCACTCGATGCCTGCGAGGATCGCGGGCGCAGGGGCGGGCGTGGGCTCGGGGGTAGATGTCGGTGCCGCAGCGAGGCGGCGGGGGCTCTTCGTCGTCGTCATCGGGGGAATCTCCTTTCGAGAATAGAGAAAGCTCATCCGTGGGCCGCGGATGCAGGATTCGATCGCCAGCAACGCGAAAGCCCGCCGCGCTCGGTGAGAGCGGGCGGGCATCGCAGGTCGGTCAGTCGTCCGTGAGCAGCGTCGCCCCCGTGGGGAGCTTCGGCGGTGGCACCTTCGCCGCGCGCGGATGGTTGAGGAAGAGGTCGAGCACGCGGCACGCAACGTACAGCGACGCGCACGCGACCGTCTCCGATCCGAAGAGGTTGCCGTGCGTCACGTAGCACTTGCCGCTGGGCTCGTGCCGGATCTCCCACGCGCCATCGCGCGAAGAGCCGTGCACGAGCTTTTCGCCGCGCTCGCAGTCGTCGGGCTGATCAGTCCACGTCTTCTCGGCCATGATCAAAGCCTCCGCGGCTGACGGCTGATGGTCGAGAGCGCACGCTTGCGCGCGTCGAGTGCGCGCGTGAGTGCTTCGTGCTTCGCCTGCCCCTGCATGCCCTCGGTCGCTTCGAGGACACCGCGCATCCACGCGAGCGAGAGCATGAAACCGCGAGCGGCCTTCCACTCTTCGGTCTTGGCTTCCGTCAAGAAGTGCTTCCGCTCGTAGAAGCGCGTGAGCGACTTGCACGTGCGCGCGTGCTCGACGAGCTTGTAGTAGATCGCGTGCTGCGACTGGCCGAGCAGGGCAATGTCCTGCTCGCGCTGCCCGAAGCGCTGCCAGTACTTCCACTCGAAGCCTGCGCGCACGTAGTGCTGCCAGAGGTCGGGGATCGTGGCGTGCGCAGGGTGCTCCGCGCGCCACGCCTCTTGCCGCCAGATCGCGAGGTGCTCGCGCAAGCTCCGTTCGAGGATGGCGCGCGCTTCCGCGCTCGTCTCCGCGCCCTTCACCTTGAGCGCGAAGTTCACGATGCAGTCCGCGCCCACGTAGAGGTCGTTGCCGCCCGCGGTGTTCGCGAGGCGGAAGTCGTACCGCAGCTTGTCGCGGTTCTCCGTGCCCCCCTCCGCCTCCTTGCTGTTGCCCTTGCCGCAGAGAGCGCAGTGCGCGACGCACGCGCCGTGGTCGCGGATGTTGCCCATCCGCGGCTCGAACTCGAACTCGGCACGCGCGGCCTTCATTACGTCATCGTCGAGCGTCGCGATGGTCGCCGTGAGCACCTCGTCGGGCACGCCCGAGAGGTCGTAGTTGCGATCGACGATCACCCGGAACTGCGCGCGCGTCTCGTCGTCGAGCTTCGCGAAGAGCGTGCTCGCCATGAAGAGCGCCACCGTCGTGCGCACGTGCTTGTAGTGCAGACCGGGGCCCTCGTGCCCCGCCATCCGCGTCTTAGTTGCTTTCTTCGTCATCGGGATCCTCCTTCTTCGTCGTCGTTCAGAAACCCTGGTGCGGCGTGCGCGTCGCGCAGCACTCGCACGTCTCGATGCCCTCGTAGGTCTCGTGCTCCGCCACGTCGCGCCACAAGAGCGCCCACAACCAGCGGTCGCCCGCGGTCGTGAGCGAGGCGCAGATCACGTCGAGCTTGCGGATGTCGGGACGCATGCGGCGAGCACGCGCGCTCGGTCGTGCGCTCACGACTCCGCCTCGATGAGCGCAGCGCGGACGGCTTCGCGCGGGGTCATCTGCCCGTTGGCCCAGCCGTGCCGGGCGGACATGAGGTGCCGCTTGTGGCGGCGGCGGTTGCGCGTGAGCTTGTTCGCGCGCTGCTCGTTCGTGAGGCGCACGCGCTGCTTCGGCGCGCTCGGGGCGAGCACGGGCGACGCGTGCGCGCCCGCGTTCTCGGGGAGCGAGTCGTTGAAGCCCGCGGGGCTCTTGTGCGCCTCGGCCGCGCCAGGCGCGACGTAGTGCGGCTCGGCGAGCACGTCCTCGTCGCGCGCCTCCGTCGCGACGCTCGACTCGTCGTGCGCGACGAGCAGCGCGCGCAGCGTGTTCGCGGGCATGTCGCGCGCGGCGGTCTTGTTCTTCGCGAGCCCGCGCGCGAGCACGAGCGTGATGAGGTCGTTCTTCGTGATGCCGTTGTAGTTCGTCATGATCTCTTCTCTCCTTCGGACGTAGCGCACCGTGCGCTACTGACGGCAAAGCCCGCCTCGCGCAGTGCGCGGGCGGGCTCGTTGGGAACGGGGATGTTCAGGGTCGCCAGTACATGTCGGCGGGCGCGTGAGCACCCGTCGTCGCAGCGAGCCCCACCGTGAGGCCCACTAGCGCGAAGCGGATGCGGTTCGCGAGGAAGCGTCGGTACGCGACCTCGCCGTGCATCACGCCGCCGCGGCACGCAGCGAACATCCCCGCGTCGCGCTTCTCGCGCGCGGTCGGGCGCTTGGCGCGCGGCGGGGGCGAGCACAGTCGCATGTTCGCGTGCGCGCGCAGGTCCGAACGATGCCGGAGGCGGCGCATGTAGCACTCGTGCATGCGCGCGCAGAACGCGGCGCGCGCGACGTTCCACTCCGTCTCGAACTCCACGTCGCCGCTCGCATCGACGTACTCGCGCACGAGCGTGGCGTGCGCGCGGTCCATCGCGACGAGCGAGTCGGGGGCCGGGTGCGCGCGGCCAGCACGCGGGTCGCCACGATCGTCGGCGAGGTACTCTTCCTCCGCCTCCGCGATGAGCGTGGGGATGTCGGGGCGCGCGGGCACCTCGAAGTTGCGCGCCGCTGCGCGCTCGTACGCGCGCCGGAGGTGCGCTCGCAGCGTCATCGCCTCGTTGAGCGCGCGCTCGAACGCTTCGTCGCCGTCGTCGTTGTGCGACGACACGTAGCGCGTGAGGGTCGTCTCCGCGTCATCGCGAACTGCATCCGCCTCTTCGGCGGAGCGCGCGCGAAGAAGCGCAGCGGCAATCGAGTGCATGAGAGCCTCGAACGGGGTGTTGCTCAATCGAACCATGCTGACCTCCTACGCACGAAGCCCGCCTCGGCTGACAGCCGGGCGGGCGCGTGGGTCACTGAGCGTTGCGGTACTGAGCATCGGCCATGCGCGCGTAGAACGCGTCGCTCTCGCCATCCTCGTCGCCGTCGTCGTACGTCGTGACGAGCACGACGAGGCGCGCGATCGAGCACGCGCCCTTGCTACCGTCGTCGTCCCACGCGACGAGCACGGTGCTCGCCCCGCACATCGCAGTCACGGTGCCCGTGCGGGTGCGTGCCTTCTTGCAGCGCGAGTTCGGCTTCACGAGAAGAGAGACGCGGGTTCCGTTGTACATGAGGGGCCTTTCGTTGTGTGCCAGTAGAGAAAGCTCATCCCGCGGGGTCGCGTGCAGGATTCGCTTTCAACGCGAAAGCCCGCCTCGACACGGGGTCGGGCGGGCTCGGGAGCGGGGGATGTCAGCGCTTCGCCTGCGTGTGCTTGCGGATCGCAGCGAGCGCGGCGTCGTGGTCGTAGTCCTCGCTCGTGATGCCCTCGATGAGCGAAGCGAGCAGGTAGTTACCGCCCGCAGTCGCAAGCTCCGCGGCAAGCGCAACTGCCGTGCTAGCGCCCTCTTCGTAGGCGCGGCGTTCGAGGTTGCGGAACGTCCGCGCGTTGTCACTGTGAACCGACATGATCGATGCTCCTTGGAAGCGCGACGTGCGCTCCTAACGCGAAAGCCCGCCGTGCTCCGAAGAGCAGGGCGGGCAGGATGTTCACGTGCGCGGGGAGCGCGTCGCGAGCGCGTGGTACAGCGCTCGCCACTTCGCAGCGTCCTTCGCCGCTGCGTCACGCTCCTTCGTGAGCGCGTCGATCGCCGCCTCCGCGGTGTCGCGGTACTCCGCGAACTGCGCGCGCAGCGATCGAACGCGCTCCTTCGGGGTTCGTTCGTCCATCCTCTCTCACCTCCCCTCTCAGTCACGCTCGGCATTCGCGAACGTGTCGAAGTGATCGCCGAGGAACTCGCGCAGCCGTGCGCCGCTCTTCGCACACGCCTCGTACGTGGCGAGCGCACTGCGCGAGTCGCTGTCGTAGCCGTAGTCGTCGCACCACTCCTCGAAGCTCTCCCCCTCGGCGCACGCGTCGGAGATGAGGCACGAGAGCACCTCGCTCGCGGTCGGCTCGCCGGTCGCCGCGCCTCCGAAGAAGTCAACCGTCATGCGCTTGCGCCCGAGGCGGAGCGTGACGGTCCACGAGTGCGCGGGCTTCCAGTTCGGGTCGATCGGCGGCTTGCGCGCGCCGTAGGTCACAGACGAAGTGAGCGCGAGCGCGGTGCAGAGCTTCTTGACAGTGTTCATCGGGACATCCTCTTTCTGAGCGCGACGTGCGCTCCTAACGCGAAAGCCCGCCGCGCTCTTTCGAGCGGGCGGGCAGCGAACGTGCGGATGTCAGCGGAGCAGGATCGCGGAGTGGCGCGAACCGCCGAGGTGCGAGAGGCAGCACTCGCACGGACGCCACGAGAACTCCGCTTCGTCGTCGGAGTTCGAGGACGCAACCATGTGCGCGGAGTCGTGCTTGCGGCACCACTCGCTCACCGCGTCAGTCACGCGCTCCGCGTCCTTCTCGTTCTCGGGAAGGTCGCCGTTCGCGATGAAGAAGATGCAGTCGGTGCAGACGCTCAGTTCGCGGACGATGCTCGCCATGTTCGTGCTCCTCGTTGTGGGTTGCGACCGCAGGCCGCTCGGTGCGTTCGCAACGCGACTCTCCGCCCCGCAGGGTGGCAGCTTCGCGCTCGACGGCACCGAGCGTTCCGCGCTCGTACCAGTAGAGGACGCTCACCCCGGTTTCGGGGATGCACTATTCGCGAAAAAATCGACCGACCCCCACTTTCGTAAGGGTTTTCGGGGTCAGATTCGGGGTCGGAAGGGCTCCGCGGCGGCGAGGATGGCCGCGTTCGCGGCGGGGTCCAGGCTGCCGGGGTCGTGGCCCTCGGGCGGGGTAGCGATCCGCACCTCGAAGAGCCCTGCGAGCGACCCTGCAAGCTGCTCCGCGCGTGCGCGCTCTTCGACTCCGCGGTCAAGGTAGATCGTGACCGCGCGAGCCCGTGCGCGGCGCAGACGCGCGACCTTGCTCGGTGTCGGGATCTTGCCGAGCAACGCGCATGCGTGAGGCCCGACCTTGATCGCGTCGATCGGTCCCTCGCACACGACGAGATGCGGATAGACGCTCGCGAGATCGAAGCCGAAGAGCACCTCGCCCGCGCGCGTGTCTTCCTCGCGCTCGGCGAGCGGATTGATCGTCTTCACGAACGCGCCTCGCGGTGCGTTCGGATCGGGATCCCACGTCGCACGCGCCTGCCACGACACGAGCGCGCCATCCATGTAGATCGGGAACACGATGCGCTCCCTACACCGTCCCGTGCGCCCGTAGCCGAGGCGGTACGCGCGCACGACCTCGGGCGCGAGCCCGCGCTTCGCGAGGTACGCCCACGCTCGCGCGTGCGGCGCGCATGGCTCGGTGAGCACCTCGACTCCATCGGGCCACGCGATCGGCGCGAGCATGCGCACGAGCGGTCGTTCACGTCGCAGCGGTGCGACGAGCGCTCCGCTCGGTGCGTCACCACCGACGTACGTCGAGAGGATGTACGTCATCGCCTCGAACTCGTCGATGCGCAGCATGCCCGCGACGAGCGCGAGCGTGTCTCCCGTGCGGTTGCACTTCCAGCATACCCATCCGCCCTTCACGTGGTTGTACCGGAGGCGCGACGAGCCGCACTCGAAGCACGGGAAGAGCCACTCCGCCGAGAGCAGCGAGCGCGACTCTTTCGTGCCGCCGACGCGCGCGGCGAACACGGCAATGTCGAACGCGGCGAGCGCGCGGCGTGTCGCCTCGTCACTCATCGCTCTTGCCCTTCTTCTTCGGCTCGACCTCGACGCGCTCGAAGCCGAGCCCGAGGCGCATGCGCGCGAAGTCGTTCTGCATCCGCCAGCACTTCCCCATCGGCGCGTCGCGGTACAACTCGGCGAAGAAGCGCATCTCGTTGCGCTCGCGCTCCGCGTTCGTCGCGTTGAGTGAGCCGATGAAGTCCACGATGCGCACGAGCCCGTAGCAGTCGGCGATGTTCGACGCGTAGAGGATGTGCTCTACGTCCTCCATGCCGTCCTTCGGCCGCTGCGTCTGCGCCGCGGTGTGCGTGAGCACGTCGAGGCGCATCGTCAGCTTCTTCACGTCTTGCCCGACCTCCGTGTACTGCTCCGTGATCCCCTGCTTCGAGCCGCCGCTGGCGTGCGGCTTGAGCAGCGTGAGGTAGTCGAGCACGAGCACGTCGGGGACGAAACCGGACGCGCGCAGGTGCTTCACCTCGCTCTCGATATCGAGCACCGTCGTGCGCCACTCGTTGATCGTGCGGATCACGAGACGCTCTCGCAGGCGCGCGTACTCTTCGAGCAGCGCGCGGTGCACGCTCGAAGGGATGTCTCCCTTCTTGATGTCGGTGTAGAGCGCGTTCGCGAAGTTCGCTTCGTAGCGGTTCGCGATCTGCTTGCCCTTGCCTTCGAGCGAGACGTGCAAGACACGCGCACCGTGGATCTGCGCTGCCTGCGCGCCTTGGTTGATGAGCCACGTCGTCTTCCCGACCTTCGCGGGTGCGATCACCATCCACACCTCGCCGCGCTCACCACCACCGTCCGTCACGCGATCGACATCGGGGATCCCCGTCGTGAACTTCTGCGAGGACGCGAGATCCATGAAGCGCTGCCGCTGACGTGCGTCGAGTTCCTCGAAGAACCACTGCCGATCGACCGACTCGAACTCGATCTCGCGGATGCGCTCCATCGCGCGCATCGTGAGGTCGTACGCCTCGCTCGCCTTGCCTGCGTTGTAGAGCGTGGCGCTCTCCGCGTGCGCTCGCGAGAAGAGCGCGCGTCGCACGAACTCGCGAAGCTCCGCCTTCACGTAGTCGCCCTCGGCGACTGCTCCGAGCGCGACACACGCATCGATCTCTTCGCTGTACGCCGTGATGTGCTCGACCGGCGCAGCGCGCAACGCGTCGCGCAGCGGTAGCTCCGTGCAGCGTCGCGCATAGCGCTCGTAGTACGCGCGCATCGTCACGTACATCCACCCCAGCGCTCGCTCCGTGAAGTGCGCAGGCTCGACGAGCCCGAACACACGGGCCGCGAAGCCGTCGTCGATCATGGCGAGACGGAGGATCGCTCGCTGAAAGCGAACATCGAACGGGAAGGGCTGCGTCGTCACGCTGGGCTTCTACACGATCTCAGCCGACGACCTTGCGGATGTGCGCGGGCAGCGTGTCGAGCTTGCCGAGTCGTAGCGCCACCACGTCGAAGCCGTGCTTCTCGTTCACGCGCTGCGCGCACTCCATCGCGCGCTCGCAGAGCACGCACGTGTCGCTGTACGGATGGTATCCGCCGGAGAGCGATGGTTGGAGCACGCAGAGATCGACCTTGCCCGATGAGGCGTAGCGACGGCGCACCGCTTCGTGCGCGGGCTGGCAGTCCACGAGCGCGCGCACCTCCGCTCCCTTGCCCCGCGTCGTCACGGCCTCGGTGCGCGCCTTCTTCGCGACGAGGCGCGTGTACGACGAGAGCAGCGCGTCGCTCGCGAGCGCGTTGAAGCGGGGATGTCCGCTCTTCATGTACTTGAAGCGGATCCACATCCACAGCTTCACGTCGCACACGTTCTTCTCGTTGCACCAGCGAAGGAACGCATTCGCGATCGACACGTCGGCGTCCTTCCAGATCGATCTGCGCAGTGCGTCGGGCGGCAGGTGCTCGTTGTACATCTCGATCACCTCTCGCGCTCCGATCGCCATGACGTGTGCTCCGTGCGCGCGTCAGCGCGCAGTGATGACCTGCGTGCCGACGTAGTTCTCGATGAAGTTCTTGCGAGCGAGCGAGTGCCTGCGCAGCGTGCCGTGATGCCGATCCTCGAAGTCGTAGATCAGCCCGACGCTCTTGCCCTCGCGCGCCGTGAGCGGCCGGAAGTACGATTGCATCATCTGCACGCTCGCGTCGCCCGCGCCTGCGTAGATCAGGGCGGCAGCGCGTGGCACGTCTACACCTTCACCGAGCACGGTCGTTCCGACTAGCACGTAGCCGCGGCCATCCACAAAGGCGCGCACGGCGTGCGACGTGAGCGCGCCTTCTCCGCCCTTCACGACGACGCTCTCGGGGATCCGATCGCCGAGCAAGTCGGCGTGCTGGCGTCGCTTCGTGAGCACGATCGTCGGGATGCCGTTGTTCGCGAGCGCCGTCGCGACCTTCGCGATCACCTCGTTGCGCTCGTCGCACTCGACGATGCCCTGCTGGTACGCCTCGTCCCACGAGATCGGTCCCAGGTTCGGTGAGCGCGAGGGCAGGTGCACGATGCGCGGCGCAGCGAGGTAGCCGTTCGTCACGAGGTAGTTGATCGGGATCTGGTGAAGCACCTGCGCGCAGACGGCTTGCATCGCGAGCGCGTCGTCGCCGCTGCGGAAGTGCGTGCCTGTGAAGCAGAGTCGGTAGTACGCGTTCACGGCGAGTTCGTTGATGCGGTGGTAGCTCTCCGCAGCGGCGTGGTGGAACTCGTCGAGGATGAGCATCGTGCGTGTCGCCCACCAGTCGGCCGGTTGCTTGAGCGCGCTCGGTGTCGTCGCGACGACGATCATCTTCGTCGCATCGCGCTGCGAGGGGAGCGCGTCGCCGTCGAGGCGCGCAACGAAGTCCTCGCCGAAGTGCGAGCAGAACACCTCGTACGTCTGCCGCACGATCTGCACGCTCGGCGCGATGTAGACGGTCGGCTGCGCGAGCGCGTCGATCGCGCGCCCTGCCATGAGCGTCTTGCCTGAGCGCGGGGGCGCGTCGATCACGCCCGTGCCGTAGAGGATGATCTTGCGCTGCACCTCGTCCTGATACGGACGCCACTGCGCGCGGATCATGTGCAGCGGGTACTTGTCGTCGGGGCGCACGCGCGCATCCCGATACTCGGCGTGGATCCCGTAGTGCTCGGCGAGCGCGAGCACGTGTTGCGTGAGCCCAGCGGGCACCGCACCGTCGGAGCGCACGAGCGATCCCCACGGCATGCCCTCGTGCACGAACACGGTGCCGAAGCGCACCTCTTGCTTCGCGCGCTCACTCGCGTCCGTCGTCGGGTCGAGCGGCACCGCGAGGTGTCGTCGCATCGACCAGACGAACGGCGGGGGCGCTTGCCGCAGCACCGTGAACGAGTTGCCGCGCTCTACGATCACACCTGCCCCGACCGGATGAGCCGCGCGAGCTTCTGCCTCATGCCGTCGAGCGCGTCCCACGTCTGCTTCTGGTGGAAGTCGGCGTAGTGGTTCTTGTCGCACGACGCGCACTTCGTGAAGCTCACGTCGAGCTTGCTCATCGCGAGCGCGAGAGACGCATCCGCGCTCGCGAGTAGTTCGCGCGTCTCCGCGCTCAGGGGCGTGCCGTTCAGCTTGCTCATGCCTGCCTTCTACACGACGACGCGCTACGCTCGGCCCCGCGGTCCCGATCGAACCCATGCACGCTGTTCTTCGTCGTCCAGCGTGAACCTCCCGGTCGGGGCCGCGCTACCTACGCCGCGGCCTTCGCGCGCGCCTTCACGCGACGCGCCGCGACCCACTGCTTCGTGAACTCGATCCGCTCGCCCGGCGTGAGCGCAAAGATGCTCGCGTGCTCGCGCACCTCGAAGGCGTGCTTCTTCATCGCCTTGAAGAGCGCTTCGGTCGTCGCCTCTCGATAGAACTGCGGCGAGTAGTCGCCCTTCGTGTTCCGCGTGTACTCGCCGACGACGTACGCCCACGCGCGCAGCGAGCGATCGATCTCGATCGGTTCGAGCCATCCGAGTTCGCGCAGCGGCACGAGGTGACGGTTCACCGTGCTGACGCTCCACTCGAACGCTTCGGAGAGGCGCGCGTACGAGAGCCACGCGCCGAGCTTGCCGTCGCGGTCGCGCATCGTCGCGAGCTTGCCGAGCAGCGTGCCCGGTCGCTTCGGCGTGCCGAAGTACGTGAAGGCTCGGATGTAGTCGTAGAGCGCGTACGACTCGACACCGACGACGGGCGGCAAGCCCATCTGAATCTCGGCGACGTAGTGCGGCACGAAGTGCCCGAAGCCTGCGGCTGTCGCCGCGTGTTGAATCGTCTCCTCGTCCCCGCTGTCGTCGATCATGCGAACCTCCGACCGGCCGGGGTACGCCTGTCGGCACGCAGTGTCAAGAGCGCTAGAGAGTGCGCACTCATTTTTGAGTGAACCAGACCGCCATTTTTGGCGCAGGTCAACCGCCATTCCAGAAACGAGTCCCTGGTTCACTCATTTTTGAGTCCCTGGTGCACTCACGGTTGAGCGACCAGTAGTAGATCAAGATCAGGGATCTCCTCGTCTCCTTCGGAGACTCGGATCCCCTGAGATCGAAGGGTTCGCAGATAGCAGCGCGCGCGCGAGAGTTGCCGGTGTGCAGATCAGAGAGCCGCAGCGAGTCCGATCGTCGCTCCGGCAGTCACGACTGCGCCGACAGCGAACCAGAGCGCCGGGCTCTCGTACCACTGTCGCTCCGCGTTCCGGCGAGCTTCGTTGAGCGATGCCGCGAGTTCCGCGATCCGTGCCGCGTAGAGCGCGTCGTGGAGCGCGAGCGTCTCGCTCGCTGCCGTCGTGTGCGCGCGTTCGAGTTCGAGCCGCACGTCGCAGCGTTCGCGCTCCGTTCGCACATCCAGGTCGAGCCGGTGCTCAAGCTCTTCGATCCTCGCTACCCAGCGAAGCAGGTCCGATTGCAGGATCAGTTGCCCCGTGAAGGGGGCCCGATCGCCCTCTCGGAGCAGCCGGGGCTCGGGGAGGGTCAGGCCAGGGGCCCCGTCCTGGGCCCAGGCAGCCCCAGGAAGGCCCCCGAGCAGCACCAGGCACGTCAGGGTAGCGGCGAGCAGGGCGCGGGGCATATAGAGGCTCCTAGAGGCTCGGGGTCTGCGCGGTCGAACGGATGTGTTCAGCCGCCGTCGCGGAAGCGACGATTGAACGCCGCGAGGAAGTCGGACACCGCTTCGGGGCCCTCTTCGCGGAGCGTTTCGTACTTTTCGCGCTGCGACTCATCGAACGCTGCAAGCTCATCCGCGTGCTCGCGTTCGATGCGAGCGAGTTCCTCTGCGGCATGCTGGGTAGCGCCGTCGAGTCGCGCAGCGATCTCCGCTTCGCCTGGCCCCGCGTCTATCCCCAAGTCGTCCACAGGTTGTGGAGAAGGTGAGCAGCCCTTGCCGATGAAGTACGCGAGCACGACGACGAGCAGCCCGAGCGAGACCGCGGCGATGAACCACGACACGGGCACCTGCATCCGCTTCTCGTCGTCGCTCACTGCTCGCGGACCTGCACGATGGTTCGGTAGATATCGCTTGTCGTCACGCTCACGAGCGCAGCGCGTTGATCGAGGTCCGCGATCAGCCCGTCACGGATGCGCTTCTTCCACGGGCCCGCGGGCCAGAAGTACCCGGCAGTGAGCAGCGAATCGACGCGCCCGATCGCAGTGCTCTCGCGCACGACGATGCCGTGCTCGCGGAACACGAGGTTGTCGCACGCGACGCTCATTGCGTACGCGTGAAGCTCTTCGTCGATGCGCCCCGTGGAAGGGATGATCGGTGCGATGAAGAACGGCACGAGCGCGAAGAGGAAGTAGAACGGCCACCACGCGAGCCCGAGGAAGCCGAGCAGCCCGAGCAACGCGAGCAACTGCGGAGAGCCGTAGCGCAGGAACGTCCACACGGGCCGCGCCTTGTTCCGATCGATGTGCACGATCTCGTGCGCGAGCGTTTTCCATCCGTCCTCGGTGCGCCACCACGCAGCGGGGACGTAGATGTGGATCGCCGCCGTCGCGTAGCGCGGGAAGAACTCGCGGTTCCAGATCCACATGAACCCGAGCCAGTAGAGCGCGTGCATCTGCCACGCCTTCTCCTTCTCGCGCACCTCGACACCTCTCTTGTGAGCGAGAGCAACGAGAGCGTCCCACGTACGTGTGTCACGGTTCATCGCTTCTTCTCCTTCGACTCCCCGCACGCGAGCATCGTGATTCGGATCCAATGACCGCAGCAGGGGCACGGCTTCACGGGACCATCGGACGGCTGGATCACCGATCCGTTCTTCGTCTTCTTCATCGCTTACGCCTTCTCTTCCTCGTCCTTCGTCGAAGAGGCCGGAGGCGTGGACGCAGCGACCGCTGCCACGCGCGCGGCTCCTTGCCCGAGCAGCCGCTTCGCCGTCGAGACGAGCACGTCGTAGCCGATCTTGCAGAGCACGCCGGAGAGCACACCCGTGCCGAGGCGACCCGCGAACTCGTAGCCCTCCTTCGTGAGAGCCTCGGGGATCGGGAGCCACGGAATCAGTCCGATGAGCGCGCCGACGAGGATCGGATGCGCGGGCATCGTGACGTAGTACACGCCCTTCCAGCCCGCGTCTCCGGCCTTCGCGTTCACCGCACGCTTCGCGACCTCGCCGCCCGTGCCGATCACGAACGCGATGATCACGATCGTGGGGTTCGAGATCAACGCCTGCCAGTTCACCATATCCATGATCACCTCGGCTCCCGCTCTTGAAGCGTAGCCGATCGCGGGTGATCAGGGCACGTACGCGTTCACGAGGTTGAGATCCTGATCCCAGCCCTGCGCGGTGTCGTCGGGCTGGAAGCCGCGACCCGCGACCGCAGCACCGTTCATGTCGATGTCGCCGTTCGGTGCTTGGTTCCCCATGAAGAGGAAGTTCGCGTTGTTGAACGAGACGAACGTGTTCGGACCGCCCGCGACGACGATGCCCTTGCAGTTCGTCACGCGAGGCGCGATGCAGCCTCGCAGGTCTGCGAAGTCTTCGTTCGCGCCGTCGCTCGTGTAGTGCGCGCAGTCGTCGATCATCACCGCGATCGGCGTGCCCGCGGTGCGCACGATCGAGAAGCCGCCGCAGTCGAGGAAGCTGCACCCCATGACCTTGAACGTCTGCAACGTGTCGGTGATGAAGATCGTGCGCGAGTTCGCGGTCGCGTTCGCCCACTTCTCGAACAGGCTCGTGCTCACGCGGACATCCTGAATCTGATCGACACGCATCGCGCCGAAGCCCGCCGCAGGCACGAGCGCGGGGCCGAAGCCCGACTCTTGCCCGAGGAGCGTGCTCCCCTCGATCGAGAGGCGCGAGCAGAAGTCGAGGTTGATGCAGCGCACGCGCGTCATGCCGCCGAGCCACTCGGAGAACTGCACGCGATCGATCGAGCCGAAGATGGTCCCCTGCACGGTGCCCGAGAGCAGGATGCCCTCGTACTGCGCCGCGGCTGCCGCACCGTGCCCGCAGAAGATGTGCGACTCGTCATCGATCGAGTACTGCTCCACGTCGAAGAAGCGCACGCCGCCCGCGTCCACCGAGTCGGAGATCGCGTAGCGGTTGCCCTCGACGTGGACGTTGCGCGCATCGCTCGCCGAGAACGCCCATCCCGTGCCCGCAGCACCGGAGCCGCCTGCACCGGACACGTGCGCTACGCCGTTCGTCAATCCGCCGACGAAGCGGTTGCCGCGCACGTGCACGTCGAACGGCGAGACTCCGTTGTACGTTCGGATGTCGATCGCGTTCTCGTTGATGCCGTACGTGATCGTGTTGCGCTCGACGTGGAGCTTGCGCGCGCACCGCGCGTCGATGAGCGCGATCGAGCCCGTGTAGATCGCGGTCGTGCGCCCCGTGATCGAGCAGTCGCGGATCGCGAAGCCGTTCACCGCGTCGATACCAGGCACACCGGGCGCGTCGGCGCGCAGCACGATCTGCGCAGCGGTGAGGATCGACTGCTCGATCACGCCACCGTGCTCCTCGACGGGCACCAGCGTGCTCGCGTCGTCGTTGTACATCTGCACGCGACCGACGATCGTGCAGCGACGCACCGCGGAGATGCGCGCGTTCCGCGACGAGATCACGAAGCCCGCGTCCACTGCGGGCGAGCCCATCGAGAGCGTGCAGCGCTCCGCGATGAAGCCGCCCGTCGTCGCGAACATGCCGCGTCCGCTCGCCGTCGTGCCCGACCACGACACGTCGAGGTCTTGCAACACGAGCGAGCCCAGGCCGCTGCCGGAGACCGCGAGCGCGAACGACGAGACGGGGACTGTGGCCCCGTCGATGTCGATGCGCGGACGGCCGAGCGTGCCCACGTTCGCTTGGGCGAGCGTCTCGCCCGCACGGATGACGATCGTGAGCGGGTTGCCTCCGCCGCCCGAGAGGATCTTCGAGCCCGAGAGCACCTGCGTCACGCCACCATGCAGCACGATCTCGACACGCTCGGGCATCTGCAACGCAGTGAACGAGTCGATGTGCGCGAGGCACGCGTCGAGACCCGTCGCTCCGTTGAAGTCACCGAACGTGCTCACGCCGTCGCCCACCGTGTACGTCACGGTGTCGATCGTGCGCATCGTCTTCGTCTGCGCGCCGAGCGCATCCGCAGGATCGAACGGCGAGAAGATGCGCGAGAACCAGTTGAACTGACCCGCGTCGTCCTGCCCCTTGATGTCTTGGATCTGGCGCAGCACGCCGCGCGCGAACTTCCGCAGCCGATGCAGGCCCGTCGCCTGCGCGCCGCGCGTCGTGGCGCGTGGGAAGTCCTCGACACCACCCGAGCCCGTCTGCGTGGCTTGCTGGAACGGCGCGGTGCCTTCCCACGTGAACGCGCGCAGGTCGGTGATGTCGCCCGCGTTCACGATCGCGCCGTTCCACGCGACCGTCGCGAGCGGGATCCACACGCCTCCGCTCGGGGCACCTGCGACGACCTGCAAGACCCACGTCGGCGTCGTGCGCGTCTGCACGTTCGAGATGAACTCGATCGCGCCTCCGGCGTTCCAGAACGCGCGGTTGTCGTTCACGGCATCCGCGTACACGAAGCGCATCTCGACCGTGTAGCTACCGATCGGCTGGATCGCGAAGTCGTAGGTCTGCTGCGCCGCGCCCTCGTGGAAGAACGACGAGTCGCGGTCGCCGATCAACTGCCCCTTGTCGAGACCCGCGCTCGTGAGTTCGCTGCCGAGCGCGCTCGCGCGCTCCGTGCCTGGCGGCTGCAAGCGCACACGGATGAACGTGTCGGGCACCGCACTCGGCTCGACCGCGAAGCCCGTGATGACGAACTGATCCTCGCCCTGAACGAGCGCGCGCAGCGTGCGGCGGAACTCGCCGAGCTTGAGGTAGCTCATCGCGTCGAGGTCGGGCTTGTCTACGCGCTCTTGCGGGTGCCAGCGAACGATGCGCATCTCGATCTCCTCGTCTCAGGGAAGCACGGCACGCACTGTCACGCGCACGCCTGCGGCGCGAACCTGATCGAGCAAGCACGCGGTGATCGCGCTCGGGTCGGAGAGGTACGCGAAGAAGTCACCGTCGGAAGGGTAGTGCACCGTCTCGTTCGCTGCGAGGTAGTGCGCGGTGAAGCTCGACCAGTCCACGACGACCGGAAGGCCCGGTGCGACCGCGGCACCGAGCGTGATCGTGCTGCCGAGGAACGAGCCCGCACCGAAGAGGTCGGGATACGCGGCGAGGTCGCGCTCGCCGCGCAGCGTGAGCACATCCTGCGTGCGCACACCGAGCACGGCGAGCACGGGGTACGGCATCGTGATCGTGATGCCGTCAGGGTTCACGACGAGAGGCGTGCCGCCGTTCAGGTAGAAGCGCCCGCGCACGTCGCCCGTGGCGAGAGGCAGCGTGATCTCGACGAGCACCTGCGCAGGGTCCGTGATCGTCTCTTCGATGAGCCTGTAGTTCCCAACTCCGGGGAACACGTCGAGCACTCGCTTGAACGCATCGATCGGCTGGTTCGGGAGGTATGCCATCACCTGAATGAGCGCGCGCCACGTCGCCTCATCGAGACCGGGGCACTTGTGCAGCCCGAGGTTGCGCGCGACCACATCCAGATCCGAGAGGCGCGCAGTGCGCACGAAGAGCCCGCGGCGCACGTGGTCGAGCGCGCTGCGGTTCTTCGAGAGGTCGTAGACAAGCGTGCCCACCGGCAGCACGGGGCGGATGGTCGTCACGTCCACGCCGCGCGTGAGGCCCGTGAAGCTCGTGAGCGTGCGGCTGTTCGCGACGATGATCTCGCCACCGACGAGGAAGAGCGCGTCCGTCGTGTCGTCGGTGTTCTCGCCGAAGCGCAACGTGCTCTTCACGCTCGCGACTACATCCGTGTCGAGCAGCGGCGCGGTGAGTTCGGTGACGGCTTGCCCCGAGAGGTCGTCGTCCTCGCCGAAGATCGCGTCGATGATCGCCTTGAAGAGCCCCGAGCGCGGCGTGACGGACGGCATCACACACCCCCGCGAAGGAGGCGTCGTCCGCTTGTCCACGGCGACGCGAAGCCGACGCGGACGCGCTCTACCTTCATCTGATCAGCGATCGGTTCGTAGTTGAGCGCGCCGACGAAGATCGCGGAGCCCGCGCCCGTCGTGACCTGCAAGTCGTAGGTGCCCTGCGCGAGCGCGGGCGTGCCGCAGTAGATGCGCGAGCGCGACACGTCGTACCGCGGATCGAACACGTAGCACGTGCCGACAGGGAGCCCGCCGAAGAGCACCTCTACGAGCACGGGGTCGTAGAAGTTCGAGCCGCCGATCGTGATCACATCCCCACCGAGCACGTCCACGATGCCGCCGCCCCACGGCGTCGTGACGAGATCGATCACCGGAGGCGAGCCGCCCCACGGACCGAGACCCCACGGTGAGTAGCCCCACGTCACGGGATGAGCACCTTCTCGCCGATCGTCACGATGACGGCGCTCTGCGAGAGCGCGAACCCGATGCGGATGGAGGTGGAGCCGCTCGCGCTCGGGGGCGTGCTCGTGAGCAGGCCCGGCGTGGTGTCGTCGAGGAAGACCGGGGTGTTCGCCGTGAGGCCCGCGAGTCCGTCGATGTAGCCGCCCATCACGATCAGGGCGCGCACCGTGCCGCCCACGTCGCCCGTCCCGCCGACGAGGCAGATGCCGAAGGCGTTGTCGTTGCCGTTGGCGCTGATCGGGTCCGCCTTGCCGACGCGCGCCGTGGTGCCGCTCGGGCTCACCACGTCGCCCAGGGCCAGGGTGACGCCGTTGGCGATGACGAACTCGCGAAGGACCGCCGTCGCGTAGACTCGACCACCCTTCGTGAGCAGGGTCTCTCCCTCGGAGCCTGCGCGCAGCGCAAGATCGGCTGCCGTGCTCGGCGCGGTGTTCGTACCGGGCCGCATGAGCAGGCGACCCAGGTTGTTCACGTCCACAGGGTCGCTTCCGACGTCCGTGGTGTAGGCGTCGAAACCCTTGACCTGCGTGCCGGGGGTGAGGTTCGTGCCCATGCGGACGACCGAGTGCCCGATCACGGGGATCGGAGCCGTCGGTTCGCCCACCGTCATGAGAGCAGGGTCCACGACGAGCACTTCCGTGCCGCTCGCGCGCGCGTTGATGAGACGGTTCGACCCTCCCGCCGCGTTCAGGTCGAGAACGATGCCGCTTCCCTGATGCTCGATGACCGTTGCGATGCCGCCGCTCGCGAGGTTCGACACCACGATCTGAGCAGCGCCCGCGTTGCCCCCCTGGTCGATGTCCAGGCCGAGAGCCGCCGTCGAGAAGCCCACATCCACGTCGAGCGCAGCACCGCCGCCTGCGAAGGAGAAGTCCACATGGACGCCCGCGCCGCCGAACGAGGTGACGAGAAGCGCGTCGCCCAACCCTGCGTGATCGACTTCCAGCGCAGGGTTGGGGTTGCCGAAGGGAGCCGAGACGCGGCTGGCCTGCGTCGTCGCGCCCGCACCCACGAGCAGCGCAGGCCGACCGTTGCCCGAGTGGTTGACCCTGATGCCCTCGCCCGCCGAGTTTGCTCCGTTGGAGATGTTGAGCGCATCACCCGCCGTGTTCGCGATGGTCGGGTTCTTCGTGATCTCCAAGCCACTGCCGACGTTCGGCGTGGTCGAGGTGATCGACATGACGCGCCCGTCCGGGTTCGTCGCGGCGTCGAGGATGTCGATCGCCCCCGAGGCGTCGAGCGTGATGTCCGGCCCGCCGTCGTAGGCACCCTGCATGTCGGTGACGCCGCCGCCACCCGACGCCGAGTCGAGAGCTTCGAGGACGGTCTGGAGGTCAGCTTGAGCGGGCGCGCTGTTCGTGAGCGGAACGATGTCCACGCCGACGAGCACCGCGCCGGACTGACCCGCGATGATGGACGAGAGGGGACGCGCCGTCGCCATGTTCCCGGTCGCGGCGTGCTTGTTCAGCATGATCTCGTTGAACCCCTGCGTCGGGGTGCCGAGAAGACGACTGCTCGCCGTCGCATCCGATCGGACGTTGCCGGGCAGGTCGATGGTGTCGCCGGTGGCGATCTGCGAGAGGTCGCCGGTGGTGGTGCGCTTGATCGGGAGAACCATGGTGCAGACCTCTCAGTTGATGATGGGCTCACCGAGCCCGACGACGAGGGTGGTGGCGTTCTTGGCGACACCGATGCGTCGCGCAACTGTGGGCGACAGCACGGGCGCGGTCGTAGTGAGCGCGCCCGCCGTGCCGAGGTAGTACGTCGCGCCCGCAGTGAGCCCTGCGTAGACCGCCGCCTCTCCCGCGTAGCAAACAGTCGCACTCGTCGGTGTCGGCTTCGCAATCACGACGCCAGGGATCGATCGCGCAGTCGCGATCCCTGCGTTGTCCGCCTTGTCCGCTGTGTCGATGCCCGTGGCGTACACAACATCCCCGACCGCGACGCCCACGGGCACCGCGAACCCGCCAGGAGCCGAGGCGATGTAGGTCGCGCTCGCTGCGACGCCGATGTTCGCCTGAATGTAGGCGAGGATGTCGTTCACCTCGTCAGCCCATCCGCGCAGCGGATCGACTTCCGTGGTCTCACCCGCGGCAGGAATGCGCCACGTCGGGATCGGCACGTAGCGAACGAACGTGACCGCACGATCCACGTCGTCGAGGATCGTCGCGCCTGCGTCCTTCCACGTACGCAAGCGCACGAGGTAGGTGCCGGGGATGTCCGGTGTGAGGCTCGCTATCGGGCTCGCTGCTCCGGTGATCGACGCGGTGCTGCCCTTGGGGCGATCGAGCAACGTCCACTCCCACGCGAGCACGCCCGTATTGTCGAAGTTCGAGAGCGACACGGGCACCGCTGCGAGCACTTGCAGCGGAGTGGGGTTGCCGTTGAGCCTGATCGAAGCGGTCATCGCGTCCTCACACGAGCGTGATGCTGGCAGCGGCGATCCTCGCGACCTGCTCGTCGAGGATCACCTGATTGACGGGAGGTGCACCCGAGAGATCGGAGATGAGGAAGTCCCTCATGCCTTCCACTGCCATCGCGTCTTCGATGATCTGCGCGACGATCACGTCTTCGCCGATGTCGAGGCCGTTGATGTAGCGCTGGATCGCAGTCACGACGTTCTGCGCGACGAGGATCGTGTCGTAGTCGTCGGCGACGACGATGCCTGCGACGATCGACTGCGCCACCGTCTGCGGCGGCAACACCGTCGCGCGTACACCCGCAGCGCGGAAGCCGGGGTACGCGAGCGGCAGCGCAGGATCACCGTCCACGATGCGTTGTGCCTCTTGGATCAGCCGCGTGTAGAAGCGGTACTCCGCCTCGACGAGATCACCGATCGCGAGGCCCGTCGGGTAGTTCGACGTGGTGAACGTGATCTGCCCCGTCGCAGGGTTGAGGATGTAGTCGATGCCAGGCGCATCGACGGTGCCCCGCACCTGCGGCACCGCGTTCACCTCAAGCGAGAACGATCCGTCGTCGCGGATCGGACGCTGCGTCGTGAACACGCGCCGCTCTCCGCCGAGAGCCGCTGCGAGGATCGCGTCGGGTGCGCCGATGTAGAGCGAGTCGAACGTCTCGATCGAACCCGTCGAGTCGTCGATGAAGATGCGGATCACACCCGGCGTGAACGCGTCTTCGACCACCTTCGCGAACACGACCTTCGATCCATCGGGGAGGCGCGCGCCCTTCACTGCGTTCTGGATCGCGGTGATGGTGCCGCGCGCGAGCGAGCGCACGAACGCCTTGAGCCGCGCGCGGAAGTCTGCATCCGGCTCGCGGTCGCGTCCGTTCGTGAGCGCGGTCGGGTTCGTCGTGCTCGTGACGCCCGCGATGCGCGAGACGATCTGCGTGATCTGGTTCGCTGCGAGGTTGCCGCGTGCACCTGCTTCCAGCGCAACAATCGGGATGGGCGCGCTCGTCGTCGCGAGGTTCGGGATCGAGCCCGCAGCGGTCGTGCGGTACTTCACCGAGCCCTTCACGTCGTTGCCCGACACGATCGTGCCCGCAGGGATCGCGAGCACGCCCGCAGTGCCGGGACGTGAGAAGGTCTGCACGCCGTTCGCGTAGAGCGCGAGGTTGCGCGTCACGACCGCGGGCTGGATCTCTCTCGCGCGCTCATCGAGATCGGAGCCCGTCGCGCGATCGATCGAGAAGAGGTCGCGCAGTCGCGCGAGTTGGAAGTACGTCTCTGCGTCCTCGTCCGCTGCCGCGGCGAGGATGTGGTAGACGACCGAGTTGCGCGTGAGGCCCGCGAGCGTCGAACGCGCGATGACCCGCGCAACCATGTCGCGCAGGATCTCGACTCGATTGCGTGCTCGGAACAAGGGCATCTCAAGAACCTCCGCTCGCGCGTCCGAAGGGTCGCACGAACGTCACCGAGGATCGAGCCCCGACAAGGCGTGCGGACACATCCTGTGAGAGCACGTCTCCGCGTAGCGAGACGAGCGACTGCTCGATCCTCTCGATGCGCGGATCGAAGAGCATCGCTTGCCGCAAGTAGAGGCTCGCGAGGATCACGTTGTTCAGCGTCCCCTTCTTGCCTGGCGTGCGGAAGATTCCGAGGTCGGGGATGTAGACCGTCGTGCCGCGCTCCGTCTCGACGCTGATCCGCGTGCCCTGCACGACGTTCGGCACGCCGCCGATGATCTCCGCGTCGAGCGAGCCGTGCGCCACGTCCACGCGTAGCTCGAAAAGCCCCTCACGCTTGAAGAGCGTGTCGTCGAGCGCGAGGTCTCTCCCGTAGAGGATCTCGTCGGGCGTGAGGTAGTCCGCGGTGACGGGCGCGAGCCCGACGCTGCCCTCGCGGCCCACGGTCGGGATCAGCACCATGTCTCCGGGGCCGAGCAAGCCTGGTCCGCCGCCCTCGACGAAGTAGGGCGCGCGCAGGTCGTTGATCACGACGATCACCTCGGGGGGTACGTCGTAGCGCGCAGCGAGCCCTGGCAACGTCGTGGTGCGCTCTACGGGCACTGCGAAGGCCCCCGCGTACCTTCCGAGGTCGATGCCTGCGTGCGACTCGCTACCGTACGCCACGCGCTGCAACGAGCCCGGTGTCGCGCCTGCCGTCTGCTCGTCCACGTCGCGGCGCGTGAGCGTGCGCTCGCCCGCGTAGAACGACCGGAAGTTGTAGTTCACCGCACTCGCGAAGCGGTCGGGGAACATCACGATGCGGTTGATCGCCGCCTCCATGCGGCGGATGTCTCTCGCACCCTGCGCGATCGTGCCCGTCGTCGCGTCGGGGATCGAATCGACAAGATCATCCGCAGCGCTCGCAAGCTGCTCCGTGATCGTCGCTGCGAGTTGGATCGGGTACTCGATCGACCCCGTGAGCGACGTGAGCGACGTGCCCACGGAGGTGATCAAGCCCGCGACCTGCGTCATGAGCGCTTGGAGGTTGCCGGGCCCCGCGCGCCGAAGATCCGCGAGCCCCGCGTTCACGTCAGTGAAGGCAGCCTGCGCGTCAGCGAGCGCTTCGCTGATCGCGGTGATCGCGTCGCCGACACCGATCGCATCGGTGACGGTCGCAGCCTGCACGTCATCGGCCTTCGCGACGATCGACGCGTTGATCTTGTAGGTGTAGTGCAGCCGCGTGCCCTGCGCGCTCCGCGGCGTCTCGAACTGCTTCGGGACGATCACGAAGTGGTCGTCGTCGCGGATCGAGTGCCACACGAGGATGGTCGTCGGCCCGAGTTCGGGATCCTGCTTGCGTCGCGCGTACTCACGGAAGAGCGCGCGCAGCAACGCGAAGTGCTCGTTGCCGGAGAGCCCGCCGCCGTTGACCGCGCCCTCGTAGCCCGAGACGTTCTTGTCGGAGAGACCGAACGTGCCCTCGATGTTCATCTCCGCGATGATCGTGCCGAACTCCTCCACGACGACGGTGTTGCCCTCGGTGGGCGTGATCGTCTGCGTGAAGGGCTCGGTGAGCGTGTACTGCGTGGGCGCGATGGGGAACACGAACGTCTGCAAGACCTGAGACGACCCGCCCGTCTCGATCAGTTCGAGCACATAGCCCTGCCGCGCTCCGATGGGAGCCGCAGCGATGGGAGTCGCCGAGCCCGAGACGCCTACGAGGAATGTGCCGGTCATGCGGTTCCGATTCTAGCTCCACGGGCTCGTGACAGCACCGACAGTGTAGGTGCCCGTCGAGAACCATCCGAAGATCACGGCAGCGACCGCGGAAGCCGCAGCGGCGGGCGTGAGCGAGCCCGTGCGGTTCGCGAGGAACGTCGCGGTGAGCAGCGGAGCCAGCACGCCGGGAGCGGGCGGCACGGCAGCCGTCGCGCCGTTCGCGACCATCCCCACTGCGAGCGCGCTCGCGTACGCGGAGAGCGCGGTGTCGATCACCGTCGCAGCTTGGCTCGATGCGTTGAAGCCCGAGAGCGCGCCTTGCAGCACGACGCGCGCTGCGTCCTGCGTCGCAGGCAGCACCGCGAACACGACCGCCGTCGTGAAGCTGCGGATGGCGTTGCTCCATTCGAGTGCCTTCTGCGCCTCGTTGCCGCCCGTGCTGAACACGTTGCCGAGATCAGCTTGGAGCCCTGGCAGGTTGAGCGGCATCTACTTCTTCACCTTCGCGAGATCGGAGAGCAGGTCGGTGCCCATGTCCTGCCGCACCGGAGACACGAACGCGGGCAGCGGCGTGCCCGTGGTGCCCGTGCCCGACGAGTGCGTGTGCTGGTCGAAGTAGTTCGTGAGGAAGTCGTTCAAGAAGTCGCGGAACGAGTCGCCCAGCACGACGCGCTCAGTCGCGCCTTCACCGAGATCGATGCGTACCTGCGAGCCGTCCTTCCAGACTTCGAGCACGTCGGTGCCGTCCATCTCGACCGTGAAGCGGCGCGAGTTCTTCACGCGGATGCGCACTTGCCCCACGTCGCCGCTCGCGTCCTCCGTCGCCGGATCGGTGAACGCGCCCACAGTGTCGATCAGCACATCCCCTTGCGCGTTGACGCGCACCTCGGAGCCGTAGTGGCTCGTGTAGTACTCGTTGCGGTAGGGCGAGCCGCGCGTCGAGTCGTCGCCCTCTTCCCATCCGATCGAGTCGGGTGCGCCCTTCGGGAGACGGTTCGTGTTCTCGTGCGTGAACGCGCCGACGATCACGGGGTACTCGTGATCACCTTCGATGAAGCCGACGAGCACATGGTCGCCGTCGAGGTTCGCGAAGAGCGACGCGGGAGGGTTCGTCTCGCCTCTCGGTCCCACGGGCTGAAAGGACACGTCCTCGCCCGTCTTCACGTTGCGTGTGCTCTCGCGCGGGATCCAGAGCGTGTGCGCGTTGTTCACGCCGTGCTGCTTCTGCAAGACGGGCACACGCGAGAGAGGCACGTTCGATCGGATGAGCACCACGTCGCACTCGACGCTCGTGACCGAGCGGGAGAGCGGCTTGCCGTTCGCAGGATCGGTGGGGTTGTCCGTGACGTAGGTGTTCACGACGATCGCGCGGGCGAGCGTCGAGCGCGGCGCGAGCGGGCGCGCTTCCCTGCCGTAGCGTCCATCGAGCCCCGCAGGGACGACTGCGCCAGAAGGCAGCCGCAGCGTGCGCCAACGACTCATCGCCGCCTCCGTCCGCCAGGCACCATCGACGCCTCCGAAGAGCGCCGACGAGACGTGCCGCGTCGATCGCGCGAGGGAGGCGCGCGCGGAGGCGTCGTGTTTTCCACGACGCCGAGCCCGCCGAGTTCGATATCCGTCGTCTCGTCGGTCGGCTGCTCGTCCACGACGCCGAGCCCTCCGAGTTCGATGTCCGTGATCCCTTCCTCCTCCGCGGGGTCGGGCGTGCTGACGACGGTCGCGCCACCATCGATCGGCGCATCCGCACCACCAGCGTCCCCTGCGCGCTGACCCGTCGAGCCCGGTGACGTTGCGGTGAGGTCGTTGCCCGTGCCCACGAGAGGATCACCAGCACCCGACGTGTCGGCCGTTTCGGTCGCGACGGGCAGTTCGATGATCTCTTGCTCCGCGTCACCAGGCAGCGTCGAGAGATCGATGCCCGCATAGCGCCGGTACTGATCCGTGAGGAAGTCCCTGCCGCGGGGCTGCCCGCGCGTGAGCGTGAGCACCGTGCGTCCGTCGTTCGGGTAGTTGTAGGAGTGCTGCACGCCCTCGACGTAGTACTCCCACTCTGCCCACGAGCCCTCATCGAGCGCAGTGCCCTCGGGGAGACGGTTCTCGTAGATCCGATCGCCGAGACGGATCTCGGGGCGCAGGTAGCTCATCTCGATCGTGCCCGTGTACTGCAACGGTGCGATGACGTACCAGTCGTGAATGATGCGCATCCACACCGATGCGACTGAGAGCCAGATCGCACCACCACCTTCCGCGCTCTCGTTCGCAGGCAGGTAGCGCGTCGTCTGCATGTACTTGCGGATACCGTGCTTGCGGATCGAGTCGAGGTCGAAGATCGGCGTGTTGCCCGGTTGCCCTGGTGGGCGCGTCGTCGCTTGCTGGATGAGCGCGGAGGTCGAGAAGCCCGCACCTCCGAGCCCCACCGTTTCGAGTTGCCAGTAGTTGAAGCGCGTCGTGCCGTCCGCGACGATGTTGCGCTTCGCCACATCCCCAGGCTCGATCGTGTGCGTCGGCAGCGCGTCCCATCGCGCGCGTGACTTGATTGTCGGGAACGGACGCTCGCGCACGAAGATCGCGGGTCGCAAGCGCTGACTCGATCGATCCGTCGAGTCCGACGATGACGCAGGCGCGAGGTCGCACCACATCTCGTTGAGCACCCCGTTGCAGTACTCTTGCAACACGTCCCACAACGACACCGACTCACGATCGGTCGAGAGCAACGTCGGCGCGAACGTGCGCCCGCGGAGGTCGCGCGAGATCGTGTCGTAGCGGCACCAGTCGTAGAAGTACCGCGTGCCCCCCGAGCCCGCGGGGCCGACTCCGTTCGGCAAGATCCACTGCTTGTCGTTGACGCCGTTGTTGCCGACCCATGCGTCGATCAGCGTGCGAACGATCTCGTCGGGCCTGCCGATCAATCGCTCCGCGACCGCGGAGTAGAGCGGCACGACCGGCAGCACTGCGCCGCCCGCTTCGTAGATGTTGATGAACAGCGGCGTCTTCTCGAACACCTTGCCGTGATCCTGCCCGCTGATCGTCACTGTCTCGACGCGCTCACCCTTCGGGCCGCGCGTGACGTTCTCGGTGAACGAGTCGGTGAGGCCCCACATCCCGTCAGTGCGCTGCCCGTTCACGAACCACGCGATGTAGACCCAGATGTCCTCGGGGTCGTCCACCTGAGAGAGTATCGACGGCTGCAAGCCGAAGCGACGCTTCACGGTGAGCGACCACGTGCCCGCTGCGCCTCCGAAGCCCTTCGATGTAGTCGCTGCGAGGATGTTGCCTGCGTTGCCTCGTCCATCGAGCACGATGACGCGCCCCGACCGCAGCCGCAGTTCGGCGTAGACGCGTGTGTGTTCGTAGCGTGCAGCGGTCGTCATCGTTCACTCGAAGTTGAGCCCTCTGCGGACTGCTTGTCGCACGCCTTCCACGATCAGGTCTGCGATCAGACTGCCCATCTGCGAGTCGCGCATCTGCGCGATGAGGATCGGCACGAGCGACGCAGCGATCGGGTTCCCGGTTGCCGCGAGTGCCGTCATCGTGCCCGTAGCCATCGTCGTGCCCATCGCGTCAGTCGAACTCGTCGCTTGATCGGCTGTCCGCCGCGCGTCAGCGATGATCGGCGCGACGCTCGGTGCGGCAACGGACGCGAGGTGCCGAAGCAGACCGCCGGGGCCGCCCTCGTGGAAGGCATCGTAGAGGCTGCGCCCGACATCGGTGATCTGCCGCATGAGATCCACGACGGGAGGAAGCAGTTGTTGAACGACTTCCATCTCCGTGCTGCGGATCCTTCGGTAGTCGTCACCGATCGTGTCGCCAATACCGGCGCGGTGCTCTTCGTGCGCTGCTTCGATCTCACTAACCCCGAAGCCTCCGCCGACTTGTGTGCGCTGGCTCGCGAGGTACTCGGCGAACTCGCGGTCGCCACCAGGCTGCGTGAAGCGCGCGATCTGCTCTTCGCTCAAGTTTGCGAGCCCGCGCGCCTGCCGCGTCGAGAGATTCGTGCCGAGCGAGGAGAAGCCCGTCATGAGCATCTGCATCCGACCTTCTTCGTCCTGCGCGCCGCCCATGCCGCGCAGTCGTCGCAAGAGCAGCGGGAGCACTTGCTCAGGGTGCTCTTCCAGACGTTCCCTCGCCTGCATGTAGGTGAGCCCGCGTCCGTAGCCGCCCTCTTGCAGCGCGAGCATCTCGAACAGGTTCTCGCGCTGCCCGACACCGCGCAGCGATTCGGTCATGCCCGTCGCTGCGCGCACGCCTGCCATGCCTCCGAAGCCTGCCTCTGCGCCGAGCGCGCCGAAGCCGCGGACGAGCGAGTTGAGGCTCGACGGATCGATCAGCATGCCGCGCGTCTGCAAGTCCTCGAACGTCGAAGAGAGGTTCTCCAACACCTGACCGAGTTGCGACTGCTCGACGCCTGCGGCGAGTGCGGATGCGAGCGTGTCTTGCACCGCGAAGATTTCGCCCGCGCGATCCCGCCCACCGGGTCGCCCGCCGAGAGCCGTCATGCCCATCGCACGCTGGAACCCGCCCGTCGCTCCGTAGTCGATGCCGAGTAGGTTCGAGAGGTCCGCAGCGGTGCCGAAGCCCATGCCGATCTCATCGCGCCCGCGCGCGCCCGCTGCCTGCGCGTATTGCGCGAGCACTTGCGGTAGCTCCGTGGGGCCGAGCCCGTACGGGTTGCCGAAGCTCCCGATGTCGCTCGCGGAGAGCCCTGTTGCGCCGAACGCGCCTGCACGCGCACGCGAGCGCGCGACGCCCGACGAGTAGTAGCCGCCCGCAGCGGACGCAGCACCGCCGAAGATCGGGCCGATCCACGGAATGCCAGCGAGCATCTGTCCGATGAACCCCTCGTTCATCATCATGCCGCCGTAGTTGCCGATCGTCGTCGCGGCGCGATCCGCGAAGCGACCCCCAGCACGCCCCGCGAGCCACGCGCCGCCCGCCATGCGTCCGCCCGCCCCGTAGTCCCCGTGCAGCCCTGCCCCTGCGTGGGCGTCCAGAGCCCCGATGAGCCCTCGCCCCTGCCCGAGAGCCATGCCGGTGAGCGCGCCCGCCACAGTGCCCGCTGCGCCCCCCGAGCGGCCAGCACGCGACGCCTTCTCTTGCTGCTTCGCGATGCCCTCCATGAGCTTCGCGGTGCGATCGAGGGTCTTGTTCAGTTCGGCGAGCGCGCTACCGGCGAACGCTTCCTCGACTGACTTGCCGAGGTCGTCCAGCTTCGATGACAAGCGCTTCACGCCCGCACCTGCGTTGCGGTCGTCGAGCGCGAGTTCGAGGACTGTCCGGTAGCGTGTCTCGGGCATGGATCAGACCTTCATCGTGAGAGGTGGCTTGCTCGGATCCGTCTCCGCTAGTTCGACTGCATCCCATTCTGGATCGCCCGTGAGGTGCGGGGTATCGGCGAGCTTCCGCGCACTCTCGTCGCGATGCACATCCGACTGCGGAGGTGCTTCACGATCAGAAGCGTCGCGCCCGGTGCGCGAGCGCTTGATCGCGTCGAGCCTTCGCTGCGAGAGCGCTTCGATCGCGAAGACGTGTTCGAGCGCTTCACGCGCAGTGAGCGACATGAGCCGCTCGTCGTTGAGCGGGAGCTTGAACGTGTCAGCCCACATCGCCTTGATCAGAAGGATTGGATCCGACTCCATCCGCGCTCGCGTCGTCGCGATCGTCGGCCACTTCTGCTCCGAGAAACCTGCGCTCGTACATCCGCGCCTCCTTGTACGCAGTGATGAGCGGCAGGGGATCGTAGAAGCGCTCGGGCTTCCACCACGACGGCTTCTCCGTGAAGCACACCTGGGTGTAAGCCATCATCTCCGCGATGAGCGCGCCGTTCGCGTCGCTCGCCGCACCCGCAGGGAGTAGCGCGGCCTTGAGGCGCGCGATCTTCACCTGTGCCCCGAGTGCGGGCACGTGGAAGACGAACTTCCCCTGCCACCGCTTGCCTCGGTAGTCCTTCACGTCGATCTCGAACGTGTGGATCGGCGATAGCTCTTCGCTGCCGCCATCTTCCTTCTTGCGCTCGCCGCTCGTGAGCGCTTCGAGTTCGTCCAGATCGAGTTCGTCTTTCGTCGCCATGAGACCTCCGAGCGCGAGCATAGCGCGCTCGGAGGCTCAGGCGAACAGGGTCAGACGATCTCCGACTCGTCGCGGATGCGGATCGCCACGAAGTCGCAGTCGGTCATCACGACGCCGCGTGCACCGACCTGCGCGGAGTGCCGCGAGCACTTCACTCGCTCGACGTTCGCGATCACGGTGCCCGTCACGCGATCGAGGATCGACGCGGTGAGTTCGGGCGAGGTGAGGATGTCCTCCAACCGAGGGAAGATCCGCACGCCGTCGCGCAGCTTGATCGGGTTCGTGATGACACGGACCATCTGCGCCGAGAGCGTGACGCGATACGCGGTCGGGACGTGCTCCGCGACCTCCAACTGATCGAGCACCTCGATGGGGTCGTACTGCACCTCTTCCGAGTAGCTCACGTTCGTCGCGTACATCACCTTCACGCCTTCGATCTGGAAGACCGCGCGTGCGCCGGAGAGTACGAGTCCACGTCCTGCCATGACCTAGCTCCTTCCGCGCTCAAGCCGCGACGCGCGCGACGACGAGATGCACCGTGATCGGGATGAAGTTGATCGGGAGCACGGGTGCGATCTCCACGCTCACCGGGAACACGTCGCCGACCTGCTCCACTTGGAGCGCGCGGTACGCGACGATGATCTGGTCGTCCACGAGACGACCGAGTTCGTCGTTCGCGAGTCCCTTGATCGTGCCCACGCTGCCGCCGAGGCCGCGGTTGCCGACCTTCTTTTCGAGACGACGGCGAAGCTGGAACACGGCCTGGTCCGCGCTCTCGTTCGCGCTCATCTCGGTGAACACCGGGTTGTCGTCGGCGATGTGCGTCGTCACCGAGCGGATCCAGCGCACGCCGATCTGATCGACCTTCTCCGCCATCATGAGACCCGCGTCGATCAGTTCTTCCTGATCGTCCTCGACGGTCCACGACGGATCGTTTCGGATGTCGAGCACGAAGGGCTTCTTGTGCGTGAGCGGCTCCGCGATTGCGCTGCCTGCCTGCATGCCCGCTGCGATGGCAGCGTAGAAGTAGGGCGCGTACCACGTCGAGTCGCCCGTGTCGGGATCGGCTCGCAGGAACTCTTGCGAGATGGCGCTGACCTCGCGGTTCTGGATCGCGACGATCTGCGCCTTGATGTTCGCGCGCGTCTCGCCCGAGCCGTTCACCTTCGCGATGCCGATGTAGCCGTTCGCCTCGCTGCGCAGACGGCCCGCGCGCTCGCGAAGGTGCTGCAAGAGCAGCGCGTGGATCGCAGGGTCGCGCGTGAGCGGCACGATGATGTTCACGCGGCGCTTGCGGAGCAGCCGGAAGGCTTCCTGCCACTGCGTGATCGTCGTCGTGCCCTCGTCGCCTCCCGTGAGGTACACGACGCCCACGGTGTTCGCAGGCACGAGATCGCCATCCGGCGTGGGCGTGCCGCGCGTCGCGGAGACGAGCGCGGAGCCGTTGTTGATCGCGTCGAGCACCGCGAAGAGGTCCGCGAAGAACTCGCCAGCGACCGTGTAGATGTTCGTCGCGGGCGTCGAGCGATCGGCGTCCGACATGAGGAAGCTCGTCGGGTTCGCGGCGAGCGCGTTCGCGGTGAGCCCGAGCGTGCCGTTGAGGAAGTCCACCATGCGCTGCACGGTGCGGTAGCTGCCGAAGCTCGCGGTGAACATCCGCGCTGCGAGCGTCCACGTGCGCGCTGCGGGCGTGTCGCCGAGCGCGAGGTACGTGAGTCGCGTGCCCGCGCCCGTGAGTGCCTGCGCGCCGCCGACGTTGCCGTCCACGCGCTGCAACACCTCCGCGCCCGCTGCGTTCGTCGTCACGACGACGAGGTTCACGCCTGCCGCCACCACGTCGATTGCGATGGTCGAAGACGTGGGCACGATCGGCGAGTTCGTGATGACCTGCAAGCCGCGCGTGGCCTGCGCGAGCGTCGCGGCGAAGATCGTGACGGTGATCGGGTCATCGCTGATCGTGACGGTGCCGAGCGTCGCGGCGCTCTTGCGCATCCCGAGCACCGACGAGAACGTCACTGTGCCGATCACGTTGACGACGCCGTTGAGCGTGACGGTCTCGGAGACGGGCGCGACACCGTTGAGCCCGTAGACGGTGATCTGTTGCGTCGTGTCGCCTGCGTTCGATGAGACGTAGTTGAGCACGCCAGGGGCGGGGATGTCGTTCGTGCGCTGCGCGTCGAGCCCCAGGTCCGCGCGCGTGCCGCTGCCGCGGAGGTCGGTCGAGTTGATGATCGCGGTCGCCGTCGCGTAGCCGTTCGCACCGGGCGTGTAGAGCAGATCGAGGATGGGGTCGCCGCCCACGTCGTCGAACACCTCGGCCGTGCTCTCGAACACGATGGTGATCTTCTTGCCCTGCGTCGTGCCCGCTTCGATCTCGACGCTGATCTGCGTCGTGAAGAGCCCGTAGTCGCGCGACGTGATCGTCATCGCGAGGTTGCCGAGCGAGTCGTCGAAGTCGGCGCTCGACTGCGTGGCGGGGTTCACCTTCACGTTCACGAGACGCTGCGCGCCGAACGGCACCGCATCGTCGTTCGCGGGCTCGAACGCGAACTGCGACGCCGTGCGCAGATCGCCGCTGCGGTAGCGCTTGAGGATCGTGTCGATGCGCGTCGCGTCCGCGTCGGTGCTCTCGACGGTGAGCGGCTTGCCGCCCTCCGCCGTGCCGATGAGCGCGACGATGCCGACCGCTGCCGGAGACACGACGCTGAGTTGCGAGGTGTCGAGTTCCGAGTACGCACCGGG